CACGCTGGCCACGAACATCTATGTGCCGGGTACGGGCTTCAACATCGCTATGCCCGCGCCTGTGTCGCAGCAACAGTGGGTGCTGATTCAACCTGCAGGTACGCTTGCCACCGGAACCGTTACGCTGCCGCTAAACACTGCCACGCCTGACGGCACCGAGGTGCTGATTACGACCACGCAGCAGATCACCGGCTTTACGCTGGCACCGAACAACGCAACCGCGCTGTACGGCGACCCGACCACGCTGGCTGCGGAGGATTTCTTCCGCATGCGTTTCGTGCAGGCAACGAATAGCTGGTATCGCATCGCCTGAGGACACACACCATGACCACCACCACCGATTCCTTCCAACCGTCATACGGCAGCGGCGTCACCGTCGCACCGAGCGGCACCTCGGCATCCAGCACGCTGGGGCTCGGCTCCCAGAGCATCGTCGTGACCAACCTGTCTTCGAGCGTGATCTCCTATGTCCGCGTGGGCGCAGGCGCGCAAACCGCTACGACCGCCGATTATCCTGTGCTGCCGGGAACGCAGGTTTCGCTGTCGAAAGCCCGCACCGACAACACCGTGGCGTACATCACTGGCGGTTCGGCCGGATCGCTGCACATCATTCCTGGCAAAGGACTCTAAGAATGCTGCCGTTGACCCGTAGCCGAAACCGGTCGCGGTTCTTCCCCCCGTTCTCCCCTGCTTCGCTGTTCTCTGCCGGCGAACAAGGCGCATGGTACGACCCCAGTGATTTCAGCACGCTGTTCACCGACAGCGCAGGCACTACGCCCGTCACTGCCGTGGAGCAGTTTGTGGGGCTGATGCTGGATAAGTCGAAGGGGTTGGTGCTGGGGTCGGAGTTGGTGACGAATGCCAATACAGCATCTTCGTGGGCAGTTGGAGGCACCAATACGGCGACGCAAGACGGCAGCGCCGTAAAAATCACGTATGTTGATAGCAATGTTGGAGCGCTAGTATTTCTAAACAACGGCCCGCTTTCTGGAAACTTAACGGCCGGCAAGCGTTACAAAGTTTCTTTTGAAGCCCGCTGCGACGTTGGCAATTCAATAAACATCGTTGCCTATGACGGTAGCACTACAACATCTACGTTTGCGCTTACTGCTTCTTATCAGACGTTTACGGTGTACCTGTATTTTGTATCCGGCACACCGTATGTTGGCCGCGTAAACGACGGCAGTTTTGGCGCTGGCGAATCGTATTGGGTACGCAATATTACCGTCCGCGAACTCCCCGGCAACCACGCCACCCAAACCACCTCCGCAAAACGCCCGAAGCTGGCGGCGAGGTACAACCTGCTGACTTATACGGAGCAGTTTGATAATGCGGCGTGGACGAAAAGCGGGCTAAACGCTTTTGGCAGCGGGTCTGTTGCAAACACCACGGCTACAACAGATCCCTTGGGCGGCAACACTGCTGATTACATACAAGAAAACACAGCAACAAGTGCGCATCTTGTAATTCAAGCTGCGACTGTTGGCGCTAATGTGTCGGCAGTATTTTCCATATACGCCAAAGCAGCAGAGCGTACTTTTCTGCTGATATACCCTGAATCTAGCGCAGGCGCTGGTGCTGGAGTCTGGTTTAATCTTTCTACGGGTGCTGTTGGCACGCAAGGAAGCGGCAGAACCGGAAGCATCACTTCTGTTGGAAACGGTTGGTATCGCTGTACTGTTACCTGCTCAATCGCCACTGCCGACTATCGTTTTTACGCAGGGCCGGCATCTGCGGACAACGTTGTGTCATATGCCGGAACCGGCACCAGCGGCATTTACATCTGGGGCGCAGACCTCCGCCCCACCAGCCAAGCTATGGGCCTGATCGGCCCCACCTACCAGCGCGTGGTGGACGCGGCGACGTATGACGCGGTGGGGTTTCTGCCGTATCTGCAGTTCGATGGCATTGACGATTCGATGTCTACGGGGAGTATTGACTTCACCGCTACCGACAAGATGACGGTTTGGGCGGGGGTACGCAAACAAACAGACGCGACCGGTCAAATTCTTTATGAATTGAGCGCGTCCGTGCCAAGCAATGCAAATTCGTTTGCAATGTATGCCGGAAATAACGCAAGCGCGTTAGGTGCATTTTGGACCTCTCAAAACAGGGGCAACGGAGCCAGTGCCGCATCTGAACTGGCAACAACAGCAGCGCCAACAACAACGGTGCTTTCAGTTGCGCATCAAATTCAAGCAACCCCAAGAACAGTTACAAAAACAAATGGCGCGGTGCTTGGAACGCTTACTGGCGTTGCAGATACCGGCAATTACGGCAATTATCCGCTGTTCATCGGCGCACGCAACAACGCAAGCCTGTTCTTTAACGGCTGGCTGACAAGCCTCATTGTCCGTGGCGCACAGTCCACGCAAGGCCAGATTGAGGCGACGGAAAGCTGGGTCAACGGAAAAACTGGAGCGTACTAATGAACCGCGAAGACATTACCCGCATGGCGCGGGAAGCTGGGTTTGAAACCAAGCGCGACATGGTTTTGGTAGACGCATGTGAAATTACGCCAACACTTGCGCGGTTTGCCGCCTTTGTCGCCGCCGCTGAACGCGAGGAGTGTCTAAAGTTGGCCACTGAACCGGGCAGAAACAAGGCAGGTGTCGCCGCCGCCATCCGCGCACGGGGAAACTGATGGACGTATACCGCAACCTCATTATTCCAGCCGACCAAGCCCCCTTGGCCCGCCTCATCGCGGCCACGCTGGACCCCGTGAACTGCCAAAACATGTTCACCACCGGCCTATCACCCACGGGCGACGAGCCGGCCACGCACTACATCAGCAGCGGCGGCATCAGCGAGGGCTTTGCAGCACTGGTGCCCTTCACCGTGTGGGCGCAGGAGGGCGATCCCCCTGAGTGGGTTGAGGTCAGCCACGACCCGGGCAAGCCGGTGAAGACCTACGAACTGTGCCTGCAAGCAGGCCTGGAGGTCACGCTGGAAGCCATCGAGGTCATGTACGCCAGCGCCGACGTCACTGCGGAAAACCCCTGGGCTGCGATGGATCGCATGGGCCTGCAACTCGTCAGGCCGCCTGTGCCTGAGTCTGTAAAGGCGCGCGATGCCGAAGACGCCAGCCTGGCAGCGGTCTGAGGGGAAAAATCCCGCTGGCGGCCTAAATGCCAAGGGCCGCGCATCGGCGCGTGCCGAGGGCATGGACCTGAAGCCGCCCGTGAAATCCGGCGACAATCCGCGCCGCGCGTCGTTCTTGGCCCGCATGGGCAACATGCCGGGGCCTGAGTACAGGGACGGCGAACCAACCCGTCTGCTGCTGTCGTTGCGGGCTTGGGGCGCTTCGTCCAAGGCTGATGCCAAGGCCAAGGCCAAGGCAATTTCGGCGCGCAACGCCAAGAAATAAGGAACATCGAAATGCCCGCAACCTCGATCCAATCGCCATTTCCGATTTTCACGGACATCGACGGCCAACCGCTCGAGGCGGGCCTGATCTGGCTTGGCACTGCCGGCAACAATCCAATCTCGTCGCCCATCGCGGCGTACTGGGATGCGGCTTTGACGCAGGTCGTCACGCAGCCGGTGACCACGCGCGGCGGCTACCCGCTGAACGGCACTGCCGTCGGCCGGCTGTATGTCAACGCGGACTATTCGATTCTGGTGCGCAACCGCAGCGGATCTGATGTTCTGTCTGCGCTGAACGCCACCGAGCGGTACGACAGCAGTCTGGTGACGTTCATCCAATCAGGAACTGGCGCCGTTGCCAGGACTGTGCAGAGCAAACTCAGGGATGTATTCAATGTTCTAGACTTTGGCGCGGTTGGAGATGGCGTAACAAATGACACGACCGCATTTCAGAATGCCAATACTGCAGCAGCAGGACGACCAGTCATTGTGCCGCCGGGGTCTTATGCCATCACTGGCACATTGACTGGCACTTATCAAGCGTTTGGTACGCAACCGACGTTTGTTGGCGGCACGGTAATTTTGAATATCATTGGCAAGCAGACCTTTCGCGCCGCGACCACGCAAGATGGTATTTCTCTGCAAGGGCGTGCTGGCGGCACTTCAAACTATGAAGTTGCATTGACACCGACAACGCTGAGTGCGAGCCGCACCGCCACTTTCCCAGACGCCAATATCACCGTGGCGGCGCTTCAAGTTGCTCAGACTTTCTCAGCACAACAGACGCTGACTGGTGGATTGGTTGTGCAATCGATTGCGGCGGCTGATATTGCTGCAATTGCAAACGCAATCAATACTACCAACAAAGTTCAAGGCAAGGTCGTATATGACACGACCAATAACAGGCTCATGGTTGCCAATGGTGCTGCAGCCGCCGATCCTTGGTACGTTGCAGACGGCTCGGCATCGGTGACGCCGGCATAAATCCGTCGCGCTGTCATGCAAATCCCCATCCTCTCTGGCGTCTTCACCGACAACAGCCCGGACGTACGCACGTCGTACCCGGTGAATCTGGTGCCGGTGCCCAAGACCTCCGGCGTGAGCCAAGAGTACCTGCGCCCTGCTGACGGGCTGGTGGCGCTGGGCACGGGGCCGGGGATCGACCGGGGTGGAATCAGCTGGAGCGGCGTGTGCTATCGCGTGATGGGCAGCAAGCTCGTCACCATCAGCAACGCGGGCGCGGTCACGGTGCTGGGCGATGTGGGCGACGACGGGCTGCAGGTGACGCTGGACTACAGCTTCGACCTGCTGGGCATTGCGTCCAACGGCAACCTGTTCTTCTGGAACCCGTCAACCAGCACGCTGACGCAGAACACCGACCCCGATCTGGGCGTGGTGCTGGACATCGTGTGGGTAGACGGCTACTGGATGACCACGGACGGCGAGTTCCTGATCGTCACCGAACTCACCAATCCGCTGGCCGTGAACCCGCTGAAATACGGCAGCAGCGAGGTCGATCCCGACCCCGTGGTGGCGCTGTGGAAGCTGCGCAACGAGGTCTATGCGCTGAACCGGCACACCATCGAGGTGTTCGACAACGTGGGCGGCGACCTGTTCCCGTTCCAGCGCATCGACGGTGCGCAGATCGAGAAGGGCACCATCGGCACTCACACCTGCTGCCTGTACGCCGACATGATCGCGTTCATGGGCGGCGGCGTGAACGAGGCTCCGGGCATTTACCTGGGTGCCAACGCGCAGACGCAGAAAATCAGCACGCAGGAAGTCGATCAGATCCTGCTGCAGTTCACCGAGGCGCAGCTTGCGCTGTGCAAGCTCGAGGCTCGCAACGACCGCACGCATGAACACCTGTACGTCCACCTGCCGGACAGGACGCTGGTGTACGACATCGCTGCCAGCAAGGCCGTGCAGGCGCAGGTGTGGTTTACGCTGACGACGACGGTGGTCGGTTTCCAGCGGTACAAGGCGCAGAACTGGGTCTGGTGCTACGACAGGTGGCTGGTGGCCGACCCGACGAGCACCACGTTCGGCTACGCGGTGACCAACATCAGCACGCACTGGGGCCAGACCGTGCGCTGGGAGTTCGGCACGCTGATGCTGTACAACGAGGCCAATGGCGCGGTGATCCACGAACTGGAACTCATCGCGCTCACCGGCAGCGTGGCGCTGGGCTCCAACCCGCAGATCGCCACGTCGTACTCGCTCGACGGGCAGTCGTGGTCGCAGGATCGGTGGATCACGGTCGGCACCACGGGCAACACGCACAAGCGCCTGGTGTGGTGGCGGCAGGGCTTCATGCGGCGCTTTCGGGTGCAGCGGTTCCGGGGCACGTCGCAGGCGCACATCTCCATGCTGCGGCTTGAGGCTCAGATCGAGCCGCTGGCGTACTGACGATGGCTACCGTTTCGCGCCTGAACCTGACGCGGGATCAGCTCGCCACGTTCCTGAAGGATCACGAGCAGATCCGGCAGTTCGAGCGCCTGTTTGCCGTGGCCGACGCCATTGCGCCCGATGTCGTCAACGAGGTCAGCACCGCTGCCGCCAACGCACAGGCCACGGCCGTGCAGGCCGTGGGCATGGCCCTGCAAATCGCGCAGGACGCCGCTGTGTGCTGCGCGGCGGCCGAGGCCAAGGCGCAGGAGGCGCTAGACCGCTTGGCGGCCCTGGAGCGCGATGCCGCCATCAACGCAGCCGAAGCCCGGGCTCAGGAGGCTATCGACCGCGTCTCCACGCTGGAGCGGGACGCCGCAACACGCATCGCCGCAGCCGAGGCACTGTCCAATCAGGCGCTGACGCTGCTGGCGGGCCTGCGTGGCGACGTTGAGGGCCTGCAGTCTGCGCCCCCTGACAGAGAGTTCAAGCGCTCACGCTACGGGTCGTTCTACGACACCACGACGCAAGCGGCCACGGCCATCAACACCGCGAAGGCCATCACGTTCAACACAACGGACCTGAGCAACGGCGTGTATCTCGGCACGCCGACATCGCGCGTCTACGTTGACACTGGCGGCATTTACAACTTTCAGATCAGCATCCAACTGGACAGCACCGTATCCACGGCAGAGGAGTTCTATCTGTGGTTCCGATTGAATGGTGTGGACGTCACAAATTCTGCAAGCCAAATGCGAGTGCAGGGCAACAATGCAGAGGTATTCGCGGCGCTGAACTATTTTTTCAATCTGAAGGCTGGAGATTACGTGGAAATAATGTTCAGCGTGAGCAACCTCGGTGTTGTTCTGCTGGCTGCAGGCGCTGTTGCTCCGCATCCCGGCATACCATCTATCATTCT